GATGAAGTTGCTAAATTAGAAGCTTTAGTAAGTGACCCTAAGTTTAAAGAAGAATTAATAAAAACATCAAAAGACTTATCCTCAAAAGCTGAAGATACTGCTTTCAGCACAACAGGAGATAGAAGCAATGCCCAATATGTATACGCCTCAGGTATGGCTGAATATCTTAAAGCAAAAGGGATTAACACTGATGTTATAAAAACTTTTAGTGATGTTTTAGCCAATGCTATGAAGTAATTATTCAAAATAAATTTAAGAAAGCTTGCCTACCAGCAGGCTTTTTCTTATCTTTAACACATGGTAAATAAATTAGTTCTACAATCAGTTATAAACAAATACTACTTAGGCGAAAACGAGTCCGTCAAGTGGAAAATCAAAGACAAAACACTTACTATTGACTTTATGTCTGTAAATAAAGAAGTCATAGGTAAAGTTACTCATACAGGATTTGATGTTGAAGATAGTGAATTAGCTATATTTGACACTAAAAAATTCCTTAACCTACTCAGCATTACCTCAGGTGACTTAATGTTTACTTTAGAGAAAGGCAAATCGGTTTATACCAAAATGCACTTTGCAGACAATGCTTTTAACTTAACTTATGCACTTGCAGACCCACTTCTAATTGGAAAAGTAGGTGCAGTAACAGAACCAGAGTGGGATGCTGTTTTGCCTCTAGAAAAAGAATATGTTGATAATTTAGTTAAAGCAAAAAATGCTTTAACTGGAATTGGTTCAATGACTATCAAAGTTGATGTTGATTTAAATGGAGACAATATGTGTGTATTTACATTTGGAGACGAGCAAGGCCACAACAACAAAATCACCTACCAAATGTATGGTACAATCAAACAAGAAAAAGCTGAAATACCATTCAACTCAGACATGTTTAGAAACATACTTAAAGAAAACAAAGACCTAGAAAGTGGAAATATCTACTTGAGCTACCAGGGCCTAATGAAACTTGAATTCAAATCAGAAGACACAACGTGCGAATACTATATGGTTCGCAAAGAAGAAAGTGCCTTCTAATATGTATAATAGAATTTGGAAATTCAAATTAGTTTTCGTATATTATAGTTATAAATTAAAAGTTAGTTATGCAAGAAACAAAACGACGAGGTCGTCCTGCTCGGGACGAAAATGACACACAATCAAACTTATGTACAATTAAAGATCCTGCAATGGAACCTTTCTATATTGTAAAGGATGCTACAAACTTTACAGTAATGGAAAGGTCTATTGCTACAAGAGGTTTTGGAGGTGGTAAAGCATCTGGTAAAGAAACTGAAAAAGTAGTAGGCTACTACAGTAACTTTGCAAATGCCTTAAACCGTATCTCAAAAGAAAAGTTTTATCAAAATCAAGGTGAGTACGAAACCATTCAAGAGTACCTCAACACTTGGAATACAGTCAAACAAGGAATGGAATCAATGTTAAACAAATTAGAAATATGAAAAAATTAGAAGCATTATTTGATGCGGTTATAGTTAAACCGCTTGAGCTAGAAGAAACAATGTACGGCTCAATTTTTGTACCTGATGCAGGTAAAGATAGAAACGAACAAGGTAAAGTAGTAGCTGTTGGGCCTGGAAAACACACAGTAGCAGGAACATTTATCCCTTGTGAAGTAAAAATAGGAGATATAGTAATACTACCTACTATGGGATTCACCAAATTACAGTTTGATGGTGAAGAATATTATGTTGGACCAGAAAATCAAATTTTAGCAAAAATAACAGACAATGAGTAAGAAAATAGAATTCGGAGCAGAGGCTCGTAAAAAACTAGTTAAAGGTATTGACACTTTAGCAGATGCAGTAGTAGCAACTTTAGGTCCAAACGGACGAAATGTTGTATATGTTGAAAATGGAATGGTTGTTTCAACAAAAGATGGTGTTTCAGTTGCAAAAACAATTTCGGAATTGGAAGATCCAATTGAAAATTTAGGAGCACAATTAGTAAAACAAGCCGCTATTAAAACAGCTGATCATGCTGGAGATGGAACAACAACTTCAACTCTATTAGCACGTGAATTAGTTAAAGGTGGTTTAGCTAAACTAAATGAAGGAGCAAATGCAGTTGAAATTAAAAGAGGAGTAGATGCTGGAGTAAAAGAGGTACTAACCACTCTAAAAGAAAATTCAGAAAAAATTACATCTGAAGAACAACTTGAACAAATTGCTACTATCTCAGCAAATAACGATCCTGAAATTGGAAAATTGATTGCTCGCGCAATGGAAAAAGTAGGACGTGAAGGTGTAGTTTATATTGAAGAATCAAAAACAGACGAAACATATCTAGAAGTTGTTGAAGGTATGCAATTTGATCGTGGTTATAAGTCACATTACTTTGTAACTAACAATAACACTATGACTTGTACTCTTGAGGATTGTATGGTTCTTATTTGTGATAAAAAGATTTCACAGGTTAAAGAAATTCTTCCACTTTTAGAGGGTGTATCAAGCCAAAACAAATCACTTCTTATTATTGCTGAAGACATCGATAATGAGGCTTTAGCTACTATGATTGTAAATAAGATTCGAGGTACACTTAAAATCTGTGCTGTAAAAGCACCTGAGTTTGGTGACCGTAGAAAGCTTGTTCTTGAAGATATTGCTACTCTTACCGGTGGTCAGGTATTTACTCCCGATAAAGGTATGAAATTTGAAAAGTTTAGCTGGGATTGGTTTGGTCAAGCTCGCTTAGTTACTGTAACCAAAGACCAAACTACTATTGTTGATGGTAAAGGTTCTGAAGAAGCTATTAATCTTCGAATTGAGGAACTTCAGAAACAAATTGAAAAAGCTCAGACACCATTTGAACGTGAAAAACTTCAAGAACGTTTAGCTAAGTTTATTGGTGGTGTAGCTATTGTTCATGTTGGTGGTAATACTGAAACCGAAATTAAGGAAAAGAAAGACCGAGTAGAGGATGCACTTCATGCTACCAAAGCTGCTCTCGAAGAAGGTGTTGTTCCTGGTGGTGGTATTACTTTATTGAATGCTCGTAATGCTATTACTGATAGAAATAATTTAGGAGCTAGAATTGTATACAAAGCATGTTCTATGCCATTTACTAAAATTCTTAAGAATGCTGGTTACGATGATGATCGAATTTATTCCTTGATTACTGACCTCAATAATAAAGATAATTGGGATGGTTATAATCTTAAAGAAGAAAATATTGTAAATATGAAAGATGCTGGTATTATTGATCCTGCTAAAGTATCTCGAGTTGCTCTTGAAAACGCAGTATCAGTAGCATCTACAATCCTTCTAACCGAAGCAACAATTGTTGACAAGCCCGAAGAGAAGAAAAATAATAACGAATACAATCCCATGATGGGTATGATGTAATGAGAGATGCTGTTGATATCATAGGTCTTGAAATAGTTTATAAAGGTTATAACTCTAAAATCCAAGCTATTCAGTTTGTCCCTAAATCAGGAAGTATTTATATTACCCTTAAACAGGAAAACACACTTATAAATGTTCCGTATAAGGAAGTATATAAACTTATCAAACAGCAAATCATTAAGTTATGAAGCAACATACTCTTTGGGTTGAGAAATATCGGTCCAAGTCTGTAGAAAATTATGTTGGAAATGAAAAAATCAAATCCATTATACAGACTGCTATAGAAAAAAACGATATTCAAAATATGATTCTTTATGGTACCCCTGGTACCGGTAAGACCACACTAGCTAAATTAATTGTAAATAATCTTAATTGTGATTATTTATACTTAAACGCAAGTGATGAGCGCTCGATGGATGTTATGCGTGATAAAGTAAAAGGATTTGCCTCATCCGCATCATTTAAACCCCTAAAAATTGTAATTCTTGATGAAGCAGATTTTATTCGAGTCGATTCACAAGCATTATTAAGGAATGTTATTGAAACATTTAGTTTAAATACCCGATTTATTCTTACCTGTAATTATATTGATCGAATTATCGACCCATTACAATCCAGGTGTAAAGTATTAGAAATTGTTCCACCTTCTAAAGCCGAGGTAGCAAAACATGTTTCTGAAGTTTTAGATGTAGAACAAGTACAATACAAATTAGAGGATTTAGCTGCAATAGTAAATAAGTTTTATCCCGATATTCGTAAAATCCTTAATACATGCCAGTTTTCTCTTAATAATAATGTATTAAGTATAGATTCATCCTCGTTAGTATCTAATATCTATATTGATAAAGTTATTGATGAATTAAAAAAACCCAATAGTAGCAGTCTAAAAAACATTAGACAAATTATAGCTGATTCTAATACAACTGACTTTGAAAAGTTATATAGAGAATTATTTGATAATGTGTCTATTTATGCCCCCAAACATATAGGACCTGTTCTTATTATCTTAGAAGAATATTTATATCATTCTAGTTTTAGACTAGATAAAGAAATAAATGTTGTTGCATGTTTGGCGCGTATATTACAATTAATAACTAAAAAGAAAGTATTATGAGTGAGCAAGAACTTTATATACAAAAACAAAATACAGAATTAAAGTATAGTTGTCTTCAATTAGCAAAAGAAATTTTACTTTATCGTCACCCAACCGGACAAATTAATTCCGATGAGGTAATGGAATTAGCTACTAAATATTATAATTGGATTAAAAATAATTAAAAAGAACAAAAACGGACAAACCCCAAAATTAAACATTGATTTGACTGCTACTCAAGCTGTTAAGTCTGAAGAAGGTAATATGCTTTTTGGTGAAGCTTATATCCTCAGAAAAGTATCTAAATTTGTTGCCGGAACTAGTGATGATGCTATTCTTCCTATTCCTGTAATGTATGATGTAAAAACTGGTAAAGTTTTACTCGAGATGCTTCCTAAGGAACTTCGTGAGGAATTTGAAGAATATAATAAGTCTATTAGTGTCCAATAAGTTTTTTGATATATTAAACTATGTGACTTTTGAAAAAAAGTCTTGGGATGATTTAACTCAAGAAGAAATTAGTTCTATTAATCCTTATTTGCTTAATAGATACTTGAGTATGAATCCTGATTATTTGGAATTAGTGAATTATGTTCAAACTATTCCTCATACCGAAAAAGAAAAATACTATAAAATTTATAGTAATTTAATTCCCAAGAAAAAACAATGGTTAAAATATATTAAATCTTCTACTAAAAATAATCCTAAAGAATTATTAGAACATTTAGCTAAGTATTATGAATGTTCTACTAGAGAAGCTAAAGATTATGTTAATATTTTAGAAAAAAAACAAATAGAAGAAATATTAA